TTCGCATACCATACTGTTATTACATACTTCATCCTCGTTTAAATCGCACTTGTCACAATCTACTTCCCTGCTTGTTTCAAGAAAGATGTACTGCTTATCGTTTATTGTTATTCCGTTCATAACTAATTATTTTATAAATTCAAAATTAGCTTGATGGTGAGTAAAGTCGCCATTGCCGAATATGGTTGCCGCATAATACTTACCATCTTCAAATATAAATTCCAAATAATTTTCATCTTGGAAATAAACATCTACATTTGGCGGCAACTCATTCTTAATAAAATCGTTTGCGGTTTCTGTATTATTTGCAAAATAATCTTCCGTTTCCCAATAATACGAACCATTTTGAATGTCTGATATTGATACCATACTGTTTTAATCTTCAATGTTAATCTTTACCATCCAAATAAACCACTGAAAACATAAGAATGAATACCACAAAAATCAAGATAAAAAACCATCTCGCAATCACATCTACGTGTGCTACCCATGCTATATCCCAATTTACAAAGGCAAATGCCATGTAAAGGACTATAAAGAAAATAACACACAATGGTAATAATACTTTAATCATTTTGCAATCCTCCAATTACCTTGTTTATACTTCGCATACGGACATGAAATCCATATTGGCTCGGACTTGATAAACCAACCACCCTGCAACAACTCCGCACGTGACATTGGTTCGCTCATTTCAAAGGATATATTCTTTCCACAACGAGCGCAATTACACTCCTTTATCACTACGTATCGGTGTTCTTTGTCAACGAGTGGGGCTGCGTACATTTCCTCAACATGTACGTGTCCGAATAGTCTGCAAATTAGTTTCTTAATCATAAATCCTCCTTTTCAAATTCTATTTTAAGGACTCTGCCTGTCATACATGAATTATAAGTTCTTTCCCAAATGAGTTATAAAACTACTAATCTCTTTGTTTAACAATTTCAGCTTATCAACAAAATCGGTAATGCTATCATCTTCTGTCTTGTGCAGGCGGATAGACCAGCTGCAATCTGAGATTTGTAAGAATGTATTACGCATTTTTTCTCCATGCCATGTAGTACAACCATCAAAACAAATTACATTACCCGTTGACGGTGAACTTTCCTTGTTTAACCAAGTCCTTTTATTGTATGTTTCTATACATTTCATAACCCTAATGCTTGTTTAATTCGTTTCTTATAATCTTCATTGGCTGCGTCCATTGCTTCCTCCAATGTATCGTACCATTGGATTGGCGTTTCGTAGGTGGTCGCAAATGCGTATCGTGGCTCATCTACTGATGCAGATTTATAGATATGATAGATAAACTCAAATATTCCATTGTCAGCTATCAACCCCTCTCGTGTTTCCTTAAATAGAAGTCTTGGCATATTCTCCACCACGCTTTCACGCCCTGCATTGAAAGCTGCCTTGATGTCGTTTTCTTGATACAAAGGCATGTTAGGAAATTTGCCATCTTTGAAATATATGGCGTTTTCTTTTGTCTTTGTAAGATACTCTTCTGCTAAATCTTTCTGTTTCATATTGAATTGCCTTAGTTATCTTCTGTTTGATTCACCAGTTATAGTTACTCTCCTTGTGATAGCGTGAAGCCGATCGACCACCCTATCGCCATATTTAGCTTTCAAATGCTCTTCGTCTAAGTTGGTTGAAAACATCAGTAACTTGCCGTCACGTTCCGCCAAATCAACCAACTCTGCAAACGGCACTCGCTTGTTTCCATAGATGTTTGAAACATCCTCTGTGCCTACATCATCAATATAGATAATGTGGTTTCGGATAATCTCATCGGGAGACTTGTTGAGTTCATTTGCTGTGCATATTGTTATCACCTTTCTGCAATAGTGGTTAAGAAGTAAAGGGATGATCCTCATACCGATTAGCGATTTGCCAACACCGCAATTACCAACGAGCATTAAGCCCTTACCTTTGTTATCAGTTAACCACTGAACTATCTTCTCATAGTCAGCATTCCACCTTGCATTGTCACCGCAGAAATACTTTAAGCCTCCTTTAAGGTGCGTTCCTGCATGTGGTACGCTGATTTGCACCTTATCGGGTAACGGCTTATACGTTGTATCTCGTAACCGTTCAATGGCGGATTTGAAGTCTATTTGTTCCATTACCAATCACTGTCTTTATCGTAATTCATTTCGGATGATTTGAGAGCAGTAGTACTCTTTTGCACTTTCTCCCTACTTGCCCACGTTTGCAATCGCTTTGATGTTTCCCACGTCTTTTCAAGTTCAAAGCGCATCTTAGTCCCCGATTTGTTCCTTTCTGTCCAATAGTTGAAAAATGCACGTATCATCGTAGGTTCGTAAGTGCCACCACGTGAGGAAACGAAAGGAATAAGGCTCTTTTCAAACGCTTTCTCTCGGTCTTTACATTTCGCTTGCAGGGATGTTAGTACCTGCTTTGATTGTTCGTTGGTTTTCTTCTTTCCAAAGCGATAATCATCACACCTATTCACGACAAAGAATGTCCCTTTTTGATTGGCTATCGTGTCTATATCTCCTTTGTTAGCAAGTGAGGATAAAACATTCCTACAAGTTTGTAGGGACAATCCGCAATCATTTGCAAGGCTTCGATAACTTGTACGTGAAATGCCGTCATCGTCAGCCCCCACGATTAGCCGTAACATTACAAGCTGCTCGTGGGGGGAGTATCGAATGGTAAACTTATCATCAAGTTTTATCATATTTTACAAGGTATCATTGGATTTATCTTCGCACAACCTTTTCTGTTTTTGAAATGTTGGCATTTAATCGGTGTTCTTGCCACATTCCGCTCTTTTGTTATAGTACATTCAGAGACAATAGGATTATGAGGAGCAGAGCGCATCAAATACGCAAATTGGCATTGGAAGCAAGTGTGAGTTTGTACAATTTGTTTCTTACTCATTGAAATAATACATTTGTTAATTGTTTACCATTACTGAACACCGCCCACTTTCCTTTTCCGTTAGTGTCGATGAGTTTCAAGTCCTCAACCTTGCCAAATCGATTGATGTTTCCGCAAAGGTCTACAAACCACGCTTGCTTGTCTTTGTGTGGTCGTATCTCTCGTCCTACTATTTGATAGTACATGGCAAGCGACATCGTAGGACGTGCCATAACGACAGTATCAAGCTCTGGATAATCAAATCCTGTTGTCAATACTCCTACATTCACAACAACCTTTATTTTACCGCTCTTAAAGTCATTCAATATGCGTTCACGTTCCGATTTTGGTGTCGTTCCAGATACCATTTCGCAGCATTCAATGCTTTGCGTCAGTCGTTCAGCCTCTTTCAGAAAGCGAGTAAAGACTAATATGCCTTTTCTTGCTCCGCCACGTTTTGGCGAAAGTAGTCGTTTCACGATGCTGACTAAATAGCCGTAGAAGTCAATTCTGTTGTACTCTGCTTCTACTGATTTATCCGTATAGTCAGCACCCGTTGAGTTTGCTTGCAGATTATTCTCATCCCACCCTAATGGGTTCATTTGGAAGTAATCTATATTTGAAAGAAAGCCCATATCGAGTAATGTCGATATTTGCACTTGATAGATAACCTTTGAGAATATCAGCGGACGGGTACGAGTAAGGAACTTTAGCATTGCGCCAAAGCTGCTTGAGCTTAGCCTGTAAGGAGTGGCGGTCAGCCCTAACACCTTGCACCCCGTAGCGTGGATAAATTCTTCATACATACCGCCCTTTGCGTTGACAAAGTGGCACTCATCTATGATTACGTTATTGAAATGCTGAAAGTCATCTGTGTGTCTTATCACGCTGCCTATCGTTGCAAATGTAATACGGCTTATATTCTTTGAATTGAATGAGGCCGAATAAACAGAGCAGTCAAGTACATCATAGGAGCATAGCTTCTTATAGTTCTGTTCAAGTATCTCTTTTGACGGCTGAAAGACAAGTGTATGCCCTTGCAGTCTGTTAGCGATGTCAGCTATCACAAGCGACTTACCGCTACCCGTAGGCAGCACCATGATAGCATTATACTTTGCTTTCTTATCATTAAAAAAGGCTACCGCAGTATCGGAAGCCTTTTGCTGATAATCTCTAAGTTTATACATCATGTTCAAACAATATTGATAGTCTTCTAAACATCTCATTTTCGGGAGTACGAAATTCTTTATCCCATTTCCTGCCCAAGATAGTAAACATTGACAAGTCTATATCTTTTAGGAACTCTTCAAAGTTAGCCTTTTGACTATCAAATACCATCAATCGATTAGACTTCATAGAAGATAAAATCTTATTAAACATCTCATTTTTGAGTATATTTTTTAGTGACACCCAATCATTAACATCTTTTGGTGCTATGGATACCCCATCAAGTTTACCAATCTCAAACCAATTGAGATTGAGATAATTGTATAAGGCATATCCTGACGTATAAGCATATAAATTTTTAATATTAGGATATTGTCCTCTTAATCTGCCTATAAATTTATATAATTCGTTATACAGAAAAGGGTCGCCGCCTGTCAGGCAGACAGTATTAGCAGATTTCAGTTCGGCAACCGTAACTACGGGCAATGCCTCTATATCATAGAGCTTGTTACAACACATCGGGCATTTCTTGCCACACTCATTTATGGTGTATAAGTGGATTATATTTTTCATATTCTTATTCCTTTCTCTTCGCTCAATTTCTTAACTAATATTGAGTAGTATTTTATCAACTCCTCTAATTCCCAACAAGACCATTTCTTTGCCTGATGTGCTTTCGCTTCAAGTAGCTGGTATCTTTGCATTCCTATCTTTCTGATAAGGTTCTCACGATACCCTATGAGGTGGTCGGCTGAAAACCTATTACAAAATCTACATTCACTATTGCAATTCTCCTCATCGAAGCGGGTTGACATGTGCCGTCTCGAATGATAATGCCCGCAATCGGATTGGTCGAAAGGCTTTATCTTTCCGCACGATATACAACGAAATGTGCCGTTGGGGAAAGCATCTCGCAATCTGATATACTGGCTAAATACCTTGTCCAGTTTCTTAACCAAAGTTGCTTGGCTTGCTTGCCGTTTCTTTGGTTTGTCTGTTTTCTTTTTCTTCAAATAATACATAGTCAATGTAGGCGGACTCGAACCACCACTGACAGAACCAAAATCTGTTGTGCTACCATTACACCATACATCGGTTTGCCCCACCGCTGTGAGGCTGTGAAAATAAACTATTAAATATTATGAAATTACAACTACTGTGCTTTGGGCAGGATTCGAACCTGCATTTACGTCTAAATCATATCGTCTCTTTTCGCAGAAGGATTCGAACCTATCAGCTTGTACTTCGCTTCTTCTACGTCTCGATTAACTGACGCGTGCTACCATTACACTATGCTACTTCGATTAAGATATGTGCGTCTACCAATTCCGCCACCAAAGCAAGTGTGGGGACGCTTCCCCACTAAAAAATTATTAAGTAATGAAAAGACCCTCACGGGCTTATTTCTCTATGAACGGTATCTCGGGCGCAATTTCCCTTATGGCTGCAATCTGCTCATCAATGATAGTGTCCAAAGTCTGGTCCACCACTTCCTGCGCACCAGGCGACATGAGTTGCACCGTCACATCGTGCCCATCGATGGTAGCATATGTCTCTATCTCGATAGTCTTTGCTGCTGTACCCTTGAAAATCGGCAGCACAACAGAGAAACGGTCGGGCATGTTAGAATCCACAATCTGCGAGTAGTTGTCCGTAAAAGAGCCGTTTTCTTTGCGGTCTCGCTCGTAGTCCGTATTGACCTTTGCTTTGAAGTTCTTAAAGACCGACACCAGCTTCATGTTTTCGTCACGGTTGGAAAAATAAGCGCGGTTCATCTTGATGAACTGGCTCAATACAAGAGGCTCCCAAGCGTAACCGTCGTTGACGTGGAATTCCATAAACTGACGGGAGAGCTGGAGCTTTCCGACAATCACCATTTTATTTCGTGCGTCCGTCTCGTTGGCGACAAGCGTCATGGAGAGATTGTCCCTGTCTACGATGATGTGTGTGTGTTCGTGGTTAATCTGACCCTCACATCCCCACCGCTTTTCGAGGAAAGAGAATATCGAGGTGATAGTACCGGTGACGTTGACCTTTTCGGGTTCAAGTACAGGAAGCTCGTTCACTTTGTCCACTTCACGAATGACAACCTCTGCCTTTTGGCAGTCTTTGTCAAGATTGATTTGCATTTTTTCGTTCTGCATAATTGATTTTTGTTAAATATTTGTTACTCTGCCTTGCGTATCTCCTTAAAGATTGTTGGGGATAATTCTTCTTTCGTCGCAGGGCGGCTTGACACAAGCACACCCTCAGCGTTGTAGAAGCAAGCCATACGCTCGTCCTCGTCCACAATCTTGTAACACTTCTCTGTAACTATACGGCTCTTTGCCTTGATGTCGCCAAGAAGATTCTTTACCTCTTCCTTGAGCGGCTTCAGTTCGAGGTTCACTTCTGCCTTGTAGTCTTTAACAGCCTCATTGAGGTCGTTGATTCTGATGGACTTCTCGGCAAGTTCCGTCTTCTTCTTTGCCAGTTCGTCGGCATCGAACGCCTTGCTGTAATCCATTTCGACCACTTCGTCCGCGTTGTCAAGGAGGAACTGCCTGCGCTCGTCCATGTCCTTGATGTCCTGTCCTAATACTTTCTGCATAATTTTGTTTTTTATAAAAAATCTTTGTTTCGTTCTATTTCTATCTCCATCTGCTGAATGAGTATTGCTTCATCTGCTGACGGGATATATATGCTTGCCTCCATGGAGCACCAGTTGCGCCAGCGGTCAATGGCGAGCGACATTTCGGATACGTCCAAATCAGCCGAGCTGCGGAGATACTTCACTCGTCCGAGGAACTCGTCGTCCTTTTCTCTTACAAAGAGTTCGGGATTGACAAGCTGCTTGAAGTATCGCTGCTTCGCCCATTCTGTGGTGCAACCATACTGCGAGGCGAAGTAGGCTATCGTCACGTGCAGGTAGCTATTCTGTGATAGCGTGCGACGTGGTTTCTTCTCGGTCAGTTCTATGATTGCCCCTTTGTCGGCTAACTTCTTTGCACGTAGCAGGAAGTTAGCCTTATCGAGTGGGTTTGATGTGTCGTAAACCATTAGAATGGGGTGTCATCTTCTACCTGTGGGGGTTGATAGGCGGGCGGTGCGGGCTGCTGATATTGTGGCTGTGGTGGTTGCGGTTGATTATTTGGCTGCTGCACCTGCCGAACATCTATCTTATAAGGTCGAACGTGTACAAAGTATTTCACTTGCCCGTCCTGTTCAGTTAGCTCGCTACCTTGCAAGTCAAAGGAAACCGTTACAACCTGCCCAACTTGAATGTTATCAAGCAAGGACATTTTACTCTCCATAAAATCAAAAAGGATTTTATTCTCATATTGAGAACGCTCACCTGTAATACCATCATGTGGGGTACAATCCACATAAAGCGAACGCTTTGTGAAAACCTTTCCACCTTTTGACTTTAATTGCTGTGGCTGCCCTACTGCGAGGACTACACCTGACTTAGTATTTGCCATTGTCTTATCTTATTTGTAATGATTCTCTAATGTTTGTTATCTTCATGCAAGCTGCATACGCTTCGGGATATTCCTCCTTGAGTTTCCTCTTGTCTATATCCTCACGGGTACTTGCTGCCTTGCGTGATAGCGTGATGTGTTCGCCCTTGTAGGTTTTCACATCGTTATCTTGCATGAGTTTTAATAACCCTTGCGAAAGAGCTTTCTTCTGTGCCTCAAGCTCTTTTATCTGCTGTACGAGCGTATATACCGCCTTTTCTGCCTGCTTGATTTCAGACGGCATACTGTCCGCCTTGCCTGTTGGGGTGTTGAATTTGCACCCCTTAACCTCGCATTGCAGCAAGTCCTTAATGGTGTCGGATTCGACACGTTTTACTTCTGCGAACTCTGACTTGTCATCACGTAGCCAAAGCGCATAGAGCTTGCTTACCCTTAGCTCGGGGTTTTGCAGCTCAAAGAGATAGGCGTATATGCTTAACTGCCATCGCACGTACTCTTTGTCAAGCGTGTAAGTCGTCTTGAGGTCAGCAAGGATAACATCTTCGCCCTTGCACAACACGAGGTCTATTGCGCTTGCGAAATGCTCTCTGTCCGTTACGATATACTCATTTGCAAGCGTTGTGAGTTCATTCTCTCGCTTGATACGCTTGTAACTCTCAAGCTCGGGAGTGGTGTCTTTTGGCTCAAAACCTGCATCGAACAACTCGATACTCTCATGCACCATCGTACCACGTTCGGCGGCTCTATCAAGAATCCACTGCGGAATGTCCTTGTACATGTCGGGGAATAGCTGGGACTTAATCATCCCAGTTATCCCCTTTAATGCTATCCCATTCAGTGAATACGTGTGCTCTTCTTGATTGAATGCCACTTGGCTCTCTACTAATTTTATCATTGTGATTGCAATTCTTTTTTACGTGCGCTAACTGCGCCACTAAATATCGGATTAGGCTGATATGCTGAGCACTCGTGCCATATCTTACTCAACTCGTCCAAGTTTCTTGTTGCCTTGATGTTTGCAAGAATTAACTCAAGATTAGGGTCGGTAGGCGGCTGCGTGTACTCTTTGTTTACATTCAGCGCATCAGCGTCTTTCGTGTCATCAATACAGAATAAACCATTCAGCGCATATTTGCGAGCGTAAGAACTCGCCGCGCCTGTAATCTGCGAGGCGTCCATACCCGACTTGCTCTCGCTTTCACGTGCAAAGCCGGTCGTTTGAATTGTGTCCTTTCCAAAGGATAATACAACCGTCGCCTTGACGTATATCCGATTGCCTACCATCACAATATCGTCTGATATGGTAAGGAAACAGTTGTTTTCTTTCAGCAGTGGCTTGACTGCCTCAAGAATATCCTCTGCGCTTCTATACTTGTAATGACCAAAGTTGTTCGTCTGTCCCTTTGGAGCTTTCAGCCTTGATTGGATGTCAAGCAAAGCGTCATTAATCGTCTTTTCTTCTTTCATAATCACTTAGTTCATTAGTTGTCATTAGTCGATTTATCCGCATAGTCGCAAAAGCCCCCTGTATCTCTGCCTTAGAGTAATACAAAGGAGAGTTTACTGCATTACCCTTACGAGCATGGATTAGCCCTTGTTTCTCTAATTCTCTAAATGTCTTAAAGTCTATCTTTCTGAATTTAAGCCACTCTTTGACTTCTGACAGCCTTATCTTATCTTTCGGAGGCTCATAGTCCTTAACGGCTGCGTTGTAACCAACATGCATGAAGTCAGCAACTATACCGCCTATATCTATTATATCCATCAATACCTTTGAATGATAGTTATATACCCTGTCTTTTCTTTCTTTGTGGTTGCAAACTTATTATTCATAGGGTTGCACCCTGCATAGCGATTCTGCCGTGTACACTCTGTTTGTATAGAAGTCGGAGTATAGCAATCAAGCGGAACGTGCAGTTTGTTACCTGCGCCGATATGCTTAAACAGCCCCGTAATACTATACTGTCTATCCTTTAATGTTCTTTCCATATTCTTCTTTTTTGTTTCGTGGGCATTGAGGAATCGAACCCCACTCACCTACCATAGATGCCCTTAAATTAAAACCTCACTATTCTCACGAACCATGAGGATGAAGACTAAAACTTTAATATAAAACTATTAACATAACTTGCCATTCAGTTCTGCAAATATATCGTTGAAAGAAAACGGCTTTGCCCTCTCTGCTTGATTGTGGAGCTCTTCGCCGTATTCTTCGGATAGCCTGCGCAACTCTTGCAGGCAACCCATAATACTTTTACCACTCATTGCACTCTTCTTTTAATTGGTTATACACTTCTTTGAAACACCCTCTCGCTTGCCAAATGTAATTGGCAACAGCAGCGGCGCAAGCTATTGCACCAACTGCCATTAATACCTGTATTACCATTTTAATTCGCTTTCTATTGCAGCATATATCTCATTCTCATCAATGTTAACAGGTATTTCATTCTCATCATACACCTGTATATTCAAATTAACATCAACGGATGTAACCACAAATGCACCTGTACCATTCATATAACCACACGTGTAATCATCTTCTGTATAACCATTCACACGCACATGACCCTCAACATCAGCATAAGGGCTATATTCGTTATCATCATCTAATACTACGCACTCATTGATATGCTCATCGCTATTGTGACCGCAATCAACCACGTAATCGATTATCTTTTCTTTCAAAAGTTCTAATTCATTCTGTTTCATAACTCGTTCAGTTTTTAGTTCTATAATGTTTTTCGCCTTTTCTTAGTTCATTTAGTTTCAGTATCTAAACCTTGTACACATTAATATGTGTCTTACATTCTTTATATGTAAGCCTTAATGTGTGCTTTATGTGTCTTGTACGCACGCCCTAATCGAATAGTAGCAACATATCTCATTGCAGCGTGCGCTATATCTTCATTCGGCGAGACAGACCCCTAACCTGCCTACTCTCTTACGTATAGAGGGTTTTCGTAGCGTTATTTAATCTCTATATTTACTTCTGCCATCTGCAAGGTCATGGATTGTTAATCTCTCTTGCAGCCTTTCATTTTCAATATCTTTTTGTGTCAATAGTTCAAAAATCACTGTAAACACTTGCATTTGTCAACTTAAAGATTTACCTTTGCCGTTGTACTTAATTGTTTACGTTTGCAAAGATACAAACTAAAGTTAGTATGACAAACTTTCCGCAATAAAAGTTAGTGTATTTAACTAATATTTAACAATGCAAAGGATCCTTTTACAACTACACCTTATATAAAGAATATGAGATACAGCAATAAAGACAAAGACAATACTCTCAAGTCTTGTTATAAAGGTGATAGTAGCCAAGTAGACAGCGAAATGATAGCTATATTAAGAGCTGATGAATTTATAGTAACATTAACATCTCCTAATGGTATAGCGCACCATATAACAGATAAAGGAACACTATTCTACCTTAATGGGGGATATAAAGGCGCAAAGAAAATGGAACGCACAAAAGCGATTAACAACTTTGCACGTTCCATAATCTCAGCGACAATAGGTTCTATTCTTACCATCCTAATAGAACACGTATTATTACCGTGGTTAAAGAACCAACTGTAACACCAATGATAACGGTGCGCCATTCTTCTTTTGAAAAGTTCATAATTAAAATATTAAATATGGAATTAAAGGATTTTATAAGCGACGCTATTACGCAGATATGTGAGGGTGTGAAAGACGCACAAGCTAAGTGTGATGATGTCGGAGCAAGAGTAAGTCCACCAATACATAATGATAGAATTGTGGAAACCACAAACTTATTATATTGGAAGTATACTAACATACTATTCAGAGTAGCCCTCCAGTCAGATGATATGGAGAGCGGTAAATCTGGTATTGGCGTACTACTTGCAAACGTCACACTTGGTGCATCAAAAGAGAATGTTCAGTCTTTGTCTTCTGTAACTTCTCTTGAGTTCTCTGTACCTGTGGCATTGCCATTGCACTCCTCACATAAATAG